GAGACCTTGAACCGAAGATGAAAGGGGAAGGATTGCTAGCAGATATGGGCTACACCACACCCAGGGAAGCTATCCTTGCTCTAACGGCCATGGTCGAGGCCCAGGGCAGGACGATTGAACAACTTCAGGAGGCTGATTGAATGAAGTGCAATATGTGTAAAGCAGTTCAAGCAACCGTCTCTTGGCAAAACCCGTGGGGAGACTTGCATGTCTTGTGTATTGAATGTCTTCCAAAAATGAAAGCACATTACCGAGGTGAAGAAGAATGACTGATGAATATGAAATGGAACAAGTGACTTTGACGGAAGACATGTTCATGCCCGCTGTATTGAATTGCGGGTGTGTATCGGAGGGAATGTACCTAACGGCATGCATTGAATGGCAAGAGGGTATATTGTACATCATGTGCAGCCATTGTGGGGCTACGAAGTTTTGGAGACACAAGGATCAGCAATCCTTGGACGAGTACACACGAAAGTCCTAGACTACCGTGCCCATACTGATCATGAATGGATTGATTTGAACATCTCGATGCTTTTCACCCAACCAACCTCCCAAACTCATCGTCGGGGCTTTCGGACCCACTAGTCCCACTTTTTGTTGCGCCCATACGATACCCCCCGATGCAACTACCGACACTCCAAGAACACCTCCAGCAACTGCCACCGGCGGTGCTGCTATGCTGGCTCCCATTCCGATCCTAGTTGCCACGGGTGCAATACGAGTGGCTAGTCCTGCCCCGGCAGGGATGATCAGTCGAGTCAATGTACTGGCAGAACTAGCACGCGCGCCAGCGAGGGCACCTCGACCGAATAGGATTAGATGGTCGATTGCCCAACCCCTAGTGTAGGGATTCTTGAGAAGGAGATAACCACCGAAGGTGTGCCAAGGATGAGTGACGCCCCAAGTGATTCCCCACTTTATGGGGCTGAGGATGGTTATCTTACCAACCGCCATTCAATCCACCGTGGGTTGAATGACATATGATCGGCGCAAGCGCTCGATGTAGTGAAGGTCTGGTTCCTTGAGGATGAGCGTGGGGATGATTACCGCACTAGGTGGAGATGAAATCTCATTATTCTGGTCTGGAGACAAGGCGCTATCAAGATGGATCGCCCTGGTGATGTAGAGTTTCTGTCCTGCTGTAGCTGACCCGACTCCCCAACTAACCGAACGATGAAGAAGAGGATGGAAAGGAGATGTTCCCAGCGCTGTAGTAGGGCCATAACTCATCGAACGTGCATTCCCATAATGAATGTCCTGTAAGTCATAAGGAGCGCCAGTAAGAAGATCACCACTCCCAACTAGACCAGGAGCGACCCACATTCCAGAACCACCAAAGACTCCATCAAAAGTAGCGTCTGTGATGTATTCTTGAGTTATCATATCCCATATCTGCAAAGTCCCCTGAGGATTAGTGGTAACATAATCCCAATCACATCCTTCTTGGAATACCGGACCAACAGTGAAGAGTGTCTCTTGCTGTTCGACGATTCCCGAGAGATCGAAATATCCTCTCCATACAGCCCAATGAGTTGGATTGCCCGCGCTGTTTGTAGCTGTGATGAGTTCCCACCCACTCCCAACACCTGGATCAAAGATATACTGTGACGCGTCTACATCGATTCGAGCATGCGGAATGAGTTTGCGAAGCAAACGCTCTTTGGGTTCTTTCTCTTTGGCCATTACTTCTTCCTCCTCGCTGCCTTGTGTGCCTTCTTCGCTAGTCCTGCGAACGATGTGCGTGGATGCTTCTTCTTCAGACGCCGGTATTCCCTGGCGTAACGCTTGTTGTACGCGCTCGGCTTACGCTTAACCTTCCTCGCTACCTTCGTGTCTGGATCTTCGTAGGCTCTCCTGGCTGTCTTTCGGGCGCCACCCTTCTTCGTGCTCGAAGCGCCTCGGGTCGACCGGGCCGCTAGGGATTCTCCACAATTCGGACAGTAGTTGGGCATCAGCCCACCTCAATTGTCACTAGCCGTACTCTGGATCGCAATCGCCATCCAGTCTTTGGTGGAGAGTTTGACAATCCGAGCCTTGATTCTAACGGTGCAATAATCAATAGCAGCACCAGTGTCGTTTCCATCTACGCCAGCAACCAGGTAAAGGGTATCATTCACCACGAACCTTGATTCATCAAGTTTGCCGAACGAATCAGGATAGAAGTCAGCTGAGTGAGAGGTAACAGAGTTGGTTCTATCCAGAGCAAGGGAACCGCTGGCAATCAGAGAATTATCATCCGCTCGCAGAAATGCCGTGCCAGGGTTAAGGTCGGATAGTTGCGCCCCCAGAGATCCATTAGCGGCCATCAAACCTGCAGGATCGGAACCATAATCAGCACCTGCTTGCCAAATGAAGTCTACCTGTTCAATCGAAACCGCTTGTTGATCTCCGACATCCACATAGGCACCCAAATCAATCGACCCTTGCGCTCTGTCGCCCGATGTACTCAGAGCGGGGAGTTGCACCACTTCAGTCAGCCAGAACGATCCAGTCTTACTCGTTGCCATGCGCGTACGCGGTAGCCTACGGTGTATAAACTACACTACTTGGGCGGAAATGGGCGCTTGCGTCCATTCTGCGCCCTATCTCCTTGTCCGAACACGTTGTGCCAACGCCCAGCACCCGCAAACTGAGACTACACGCAAGCCGCAACGTGCAGCGTAAGGAGGCCATGGGCTACTTAATCTCGTTCGTCCTGTTCGTGCTATGTTAACAATAATAAGTAATCACGGGGTCGTCGTTCACATGCCAACAGTGAGTTTGAACCTGACAGAGCAGGCCTATCGTGCCTATGAACAGATCCCGAGAGGGAGTAGAAGCCGTGTTCTGAGTGCTGTCATAGCCAGGAGAGACCTTGAACCGAAGATGAAAGGGGAAGGATTGCTAGCAGATATGGGCTACACCACACCCAGGGAAGCTATCCTTGCTCTAACGG